AGATACTATATCATGTAATAGACTCTTTCTAGTACCACAGTCCACTATAACATCAAAAAATACATCTAAGGTTTTCTTTAGTGAATTTGAATTGAATAAATCTAAGTATGGTTATACTGAGACACCAGAGGGTGGGTGGGATAATGAACACTGGAAATATCAAGAGGCATTAGATTACGCTGAAAATGTTATGAAGAGATTTGTAGATGCTCGGCCGGAGTTTACCTTTAAACGATCAGCACAGAGTACAATGGCGATTATGAATCTGAAGGTAAACAATCCTGATTTGAATTGGGAAGATGTTCATGACATTTCACCTGATCAATTAGATAACATTATTGATCACACCAAGGAAGAAATTTTAATGAAATATAAGGAGAAACTTTTCAATGGAAAATGTGAAACAACTTTACCAGTACGTATCTAACAACAAAGAACAAACGCAATGTATAGGACTGACTAAAGAGGCAGGCCAGTTCCAAGGCGTTGTATACAAATATGGAAAGGTGGCCATACCTGATCCAAACGAACTAAGTGGAGAAAGTGACTTGCCTTTATCATTTCTTTATGATATAGTTGATTCTAATAACTTGCCAAGGAACTGGTTAGAGACATCTGAGTTCCACAAACTAATTGGTGATATTCTAGTGGATATTCTAGACGATCAGATGAAGGATGGGTCAGTTCAATTTGCTAATACTAAACCAAAGGAAACAAAATGAAACATACTATTGAAATGGGATACGAACAGGTTGATGCTATCATTGTTCTAGAACTTAAATATCAATATTCGAGTTTAAAACAAGACCTCAGTCGAAGACAGGACGATGATTACACAGGATCGGGTTTCTTTGATACGGATAAAGATGCTGATTGTGCTGAGATTCAAAACCACATGAATGCTGTTGCAAAAGTCCTTTCATACAATATGGTATTTGAAGATTATGAAAATTGGAAGCCTGATGAAGACTAAAGATTATGTCGTTGTTACTGCTATTTCATCTCACCGTGGGCGTTATGTAATGCACCGTGATGATCTACAGAAACTAAATCCATCAGTTCCAGTTAATGCTATTGAGTGGGCTAACGATACAGTTAATATGAACGAATGTGAAGAGTTTTCTCAAGAACACATGGGCGAATATATTGTTGATACTGTTGAGATGAATGAAGAAGACATGCTTGAACTGTTTGATAAAGATAATGATTATCTGCGTGAATGGACAAAGGATCAGAAGATTGCATGGATAAGGAAAAGTATTAGTGATGAAGAAAATTCTGTTGAGAGTTAAATTATTCTTCTGGAGGTTTCGAAAGAAGAAAAAGTATGGTGATGATGTATACCCAGGCTAACGATAAAGTATTAGATTTCTATAAGGAACTACCATTTAATATGAGAGACTCCGTTAGTGATCATGTAATGACTATTGTGGATAAATCCATAGCTGAGCATTATCCACAACTAAAACCGATAGTCAAGGATACTGCTATAGAGATTGGTTGCGGCGTAGGATGGTTAAGTAATAGTCTTGCATTTCATGATAACAGTACAGTACAAGCTATAGATTTTAATCCAGTGGTAATAGATCGGGCTCAGGACATTAGTGAATATATGGACACTGAGGTTGATTTTGAGTGTGCTGACCTATTCGAATGGAAACCATCAGCACTAGTTGACCTTGTGGTTTCTCTTGGTGTACTCCACCATACTAACGATTGCATTGGTGGTGTAAAGAGAATTTGTAATGAGATGGTTAAACCAGGCGGTCATGTGTTTATAGGATTGTATCACAAACATGGACGTAAACCATTTCTTGATCATTTCAATAATATGATGTCGCTTGGTGTCATGGAAGAAGCTTTATATCAAAGATATCGTGAACTAGATTCAAGGTTTGATGATGAAACACATGCACGTTCATGGTTTAGAGATCAAGTGCTACATCCACATGAAACACAACATACAATGAAAGAGATGGTACAGGTGCTTGAAGAGTGTGATATGACTCTAGTGACAAGTGATGTACCAGAGGATGAGGAGTCTCTATATCAAGTAGGGGCAGAGCATTTAAGTAATGACACATATTGGCCAGGGTTTTTCACATTTCTCGCAAGGAAGAATACATGAAAAAACTATTGACATTCGGGTGCAGCTATACAGATGAGAGTTATATAACTGCTACTATGAATGACCCCACACTAAAAGACACCCTTAGAGATAATGATGGTAAACATACAGAACCATTTCCATTCTGGCCCACTTTGCTTGCAGAACATCTTGGTATGAAACTAGAGAACCACTCATCATTGGGTATAGGTAACGATATCATAGGTAGTATATTTACTGATGTAATGTCTAACAAACCTAAAGATGTAGGCCTTGTTGTCATCATGTGGTCAGAGTTTATGCGAATAGGATTCGAACAGTATTTAAAAACAGGTATCATATCTACTAAGAAAGATTGGTTCAAGATCAACATTACTGCTGGGTCAAAAAATGACCAGTATAGGAAGAAACAACTAGAGGTACAAGAGGTACTGAATAAGCACAGTCTTATATCTTTGGATGCTATGTTAAACAGATCACTTAGAATTTTCTACAATGTACAGAGCATATTGGAAAATCTGAATATACCATATCGCATGATCATGGGTATGCCACCATGCAGGGGTGAGTATGAGAATAAATTCTGCAAGTCTCTACTCAAAAGTCAGTATTATGAGATGTTTGATCCATCAGACTTTATCGGGTGGCCAATGTGGAAACCCCTAGATGGTTTCTCTTGTGCAAGTAAGTTATATGACAACGGTGAAGATAACTTTATTAATATGGGCAATGTACATCCTAGTGAAATAGGTCAAAATAATATAAACAATTTGTTAATTACGGAAGGCAATCTATGACACAAACCATTGAACGAACTACACTAGGACAGCTGCTCACTAATGAGGAATATGCACGTAAGGTTATGCCTCATATGAAGGGTGTATATTTTGGTGACAGGACAGAACGAATTGTCTTTGAAGAGATCAATAAGTTTGTAGAGAAATACAATGCGCTCCCAACAAAAGATACACTGGAGATTGAGATTGACACACGGCGTGATCTCAATGAGGATGATATCAAGAAGGTGTTGACTGTTGTGAAAGAATTATCAATAGATAATAATGTTAATTCTGATTGGTTGGTTGAAACAACAGAGAAATTCTGCAAAGATCGAGCGGTGTATAATGCGATTGTTGAAGGAATATCGATCATTGAAGGTAAAGATAAAAATAGAGATGCAGATGCTCTGCCGTCTATTCTCACAGACGCTTTGGCTGTCGGGTTTGATAATAGGGTGGGTCATGATTACCTTCTTGATGCAGACTCAAGATTTGATTACTACCATACGATTGAGGAGAAGATTCCGTTCGACTTGGAATTCTTCAATAAGATAACCAAGGGTGGTCTACCACCCAAGACTCTGAATATTGCACTCGCTGGTACAGGTGTTGGTAAGTCGCTGTTCATGTGTCATGTCGCTGCAAACTGTATGAGTCAGGGAAAGAATGTACTCTATATCACACTAGAGATGGCAGAGGAGCGCATTGCAGAACGCATCGATGCGAACCTGATGAACGTGTCTATGGAAGACTTGCATGACCTACCCAAGCAAATGTTTGACAATAAGATGGCGAAGATCATCAAGTCCACCAGTGGACAACTTATTGTCAAAGAATATCCTACTGCATCAGCTCATGTTAATCACTTCCGTGGACTAATCAAAGAACTTGCAATTAAAAAGACATTTAAACCAGATATCATTTTTATTGATTACCTTAACATATGTGCATCTTCTCGTTTCAAGGGTGCATCTAATATCAACTCTTATACAATGATTAAATCTATTGCAGAGGAGTTACGTGGACTTGCTGTAGAGAATAACGTGCCTATTATGAGTGCCACGCAGACTACTCGCTCAGGTTTCTCTAATAGTGATGTAGGACTAGAGGACACGGCAGAATCATTTGGTCTGCCTGCCACTGCTGATTTTATGTTTGCTCT